CGTTTGGCCATATTTGTGCTGAATTGCCCTGATCAGCACTAGACATTGTCACGGGTTGCGATGCCCAGGGGCCGTGGCTCGGCCACCTGACCGGGAAGGTCCCCTCCGGCCAGTATCAGACGAGCACCGATGCTCAGGGGATGCGATGCCAGCGGCCGTGTTACCTACGATAGTGGTAAGGTTGCCCGGCACGGGCCTACAATGGAAAACGGACGCTCTTCTCAAGTGTTTGTGATCACAGCGAAGGCCTTGAGGGATCTTCTGGTTAGCGCCGTCCCAGCGCGGATCAGGGAGACCTCGGCCGATGAAATTATTATCACAGCATTGGTTGGATCTGGAACGTGGCGGGATATCGAGTCTCGTCGTGCTCGACGCGAGGCTGCCGAGGCGGTCTTAGCTGCTGCCGAAATCGAAGCTATTGCAGCACGTGGCGGCATTCCTTTGCCATGCGACAGCGATGATGGCGTTCTGTTCGCCGAGGATCACGCAGTTGCTCCCAGTCACCATGACTATGAATCAACCGTTCCGTCTACGGACGAAGGCACGCCAATCTCTACTTCGGAGGGATCGGCGGTCCCCTTCATTGGGGAAATCGACTCGGAGAGGCCCGAGGAAAAATCCGATGATAACCACGACCAAAAAAATAAAAACCAACAAAACTTCAAAAATAATGACAGCGATTATAGATCGACTCCGGGTGAGGTCTTGAGGTATTGTGCCGCTAGTGCGAACGGTAAGTACAACAGACGTAGCTCGCGAGGCACTGGCCGAGTGCGCATCAAAGGTGGGGAGTTGATAGTTAACTCATCACTCCATGACCGAGTGCGCGTTTTAGCTGGTGAACCACATTTTTATTGGAGCGATACTGCCCGTCAAGGATTCTATCGTAGGATCGTGGCGGAAGCAGAGCGGGAAGGATATTCTCTGGAATTGTCCGGAGACCGAACCGTTTTCATAGACCCGGGCAAGCCAACGCCATTACTAGCGGCAATCGCTAGGAACGCAGCGGCAGGGGGCCTGGGCGTGCGAGAGGAGCTTTGCGAAGAACGCGATGAAATTGATGAACATAACCTCATCGCGGATTGGAGCGAGCACTTCGCACCCCATCGGGGCACGATCTCCGGTGGGTGGCGTGAGTTTGGGCACCGCGTGTCAATGAAGATACGACGGTTCTTCGGATTGCCCAACTCGCGCCCCCCTCGATGCTAGGCAAGCGGGGTGGCCCGACCTCAGCATTGCACAGGTGGCCCGACTAAGTCCTACGGCAATGTGCCGGTAGCGATGTTTTCTAGGAAGCTATCGCTCTGCACCTTGCCACAGGGTTACTCAACCAAACACTTCGCATTGCTAGGACGCAAGGGTCGCTTCGCTTGCCATACCCCCCCCAAAAATAAGATGTATTATCTAGGTCTCTCAGTTGGCCAGGCCGCGTGGTTCATGCATAAGACGTGCGCCTGTAATCATTACAATGCGCTTTTTGGAAGGGTGGGGATGCCGGTGCCGGCTGTGAAAGATAGCACTTTAAAACTGGGAAGAGGAGTGGTTCGTAGGCTGGCAGCTGTCGTGGGCTATCAACCAACGCTACCGTACTCCCAGGTTATTGCCTCCTACAAAGGCAAGAAGCGCGCGCGGTACGAGCGTGCCTTCGACTCTCTTAAAGCCCGAGGGTTCGTCCTTTTGCCAGACGACTGGAAACTGACCATGTTCGTTAAACAAGAGGGTGTCAGGTTCACTCATGAAAAGGTAGAACCCGATTGCAGGGCTATCCAATTCCGCAGCTTTGAGTACACTCTGTATTTAGCCGCTCGGATTAGGCGTGCCGAACATGCGCTCTATGAGGTGGAGGACTTCCTTGGTGTTGGGACCGGGAAGATCTTTGCCAAGAACATGAACGACGTGGAGCGAGGCACGACCTTACGTTCAAAATTTGATAGGCTTGGCAGTGGATGTGTTGCACTAATGTTGGATGTCTTGCGTTTTGACGCCCATCCACGTCCTGCGACCCTAGAGATGGAACATTTGTTTTGGAACGGGTGTAATCCAGATCCGGGGTTAAAGCACGCCCTTAAACAACAGCTCGAAAATGAGGGTTCTTTCAGTTGCATGACCGATCTTGGGTTTTTGCGACAGAAGTACCGCGTTTCAGGAGGTCGCATGTCCGGAGACGCCAATACGGCTGGGGGCAACTGTGTGATCGTGTCTGCTGCTTTAATAGCCTTTTGCGAAAAATACTTGGACGAATTCGACATCCTCTGTGACGGGGATGACTCGGTTCTCATGTACGTTGGTAGTCGCCCGAGTGACGAGGTCATATTCGAGTTCTTCAGGGGATTCGGATTGACTATTAAGATCGAGGGGGAGACTAATGTGTTCAGCGAAATCGACTTCTGTCAGTCGCGGCCCTGTTTCATCAACGGGGAATGGACCATGGTGCGCAATCCTGAGAAGGTTTTAACTAAATTGGGTATGCGTGCTGTTGACTATGGACCGTCCGGCAATTTGAACTACATTAAAACCGTAGCGTTAGGCGAGTTAAGTCGCTTGCGGGGAGTTCCCATCCTGCAGACTTTCCTAGCGGAGATTGTACGTCAAGCGGACTCAGCTTTGAGGCGTGGCGGCCACAAGCGGAGGCTGATCCTGGGCGCGCTATTGAAAGAATGGCGCTTCACAAATTATTTGCCCGGTGATTGGATGGACGCGAAAGAGGTTCCTATTACGGAAGAGGCCAGACAGACCTTTAGCCAGGCCTGGGGAATATCCGTTAGTGAACAAAAACGCATTGAGTCAGAGTTGGTGAAAACCGCTCTCGTGTCGACGGACACACGCACCGGTCGAGCCATTGAGGGATGGGCCTACGACTGGGACAGGTGCGAAATCGTGCATGGGGTTCGACTTTAAGGGATTAAAACTGAGACGATCAGTGCTAACGCCAAGAGACTGCACGGTCCCCTAAGTAGTCGTAATGAACAGTCCTCCTCTCTTCGGAGTATCCCATATGAAGAAAAATAAAACCTCAAAACCAAAACAGTCGCGGCGGAATCCTGGCCGCGGCCCTCGCAAAACGCTGGCGGTTTCAATGCCAGCTGCCGTAGGATATAAACCTAGGCCCTCACAATACGAGATGCGGAACATCGGCCCCGGACACGTCCGCGTGTCCGGACACGAGTATCTGGGAAATCTTGGGATCGGGAGTAGCGCTATCACGCAAAACTTAGCTGGGGTGTTTGATTTGAACCCCGCTTGTTGGACGGATAGTCGTTTGTCTCTAATCGCACGAGCCTATGAAAAGTACCGGTTTGAAAGTGTAACCCTCCACTACATCCCTGCAGTCGGAACCACGACGGCGGGGTCCATTGCGATCGGCGTAGAACCCGATCCAACCGAGGTGCTACCCGCCAATGCAAATTTTTACGCTCGGACACTCAACATGCAATTTAGTAGCATGGGACCGGTATGGTCAGCGCAGAGCACGACTTATCGTCGCAATGTGCAAGATCATGCATGGTACTTCGCTTCGTTGCTGGGTGAAACGAGTAAGCGTGAGAATGTGCAGGCGGTGGCATTTGCAGTCACCAATGCCCCCCAAACAGGTAGCGGACAACTGCTCGGCCATTTTATGGTGGAGTATGTGGTAGATTTTATCTATCCGGAACTTGAGCAGCTTGATGGCGGCGAACAGTTCTCGGAAGCGGTCACGGTCGGCAACAACGCTGTAGCGGCGAGTACTCCACTTGTATCTCAAATTTCAGGGGCTTTGGGAGCTGATATCGTCGAAAGCCGCCTAGTTACGGACATCCCGGATTTGTTGAAGGAGGGTGCTTCCTTGATTTTGCGCGCTGGTCAGAGCCTTTTCTGGGCTTTTGACGGCACAAATTGGCGAGCGTATGCCGATTTGGGTAGTGCCTTAGTTAAGAATGCCCCCCTGGTGACCACCGTAGCTCGAGCGATCGGCTTCCTTAATGGGCGAACATTCAACCGGCGGTTGATAGCAGCGACCAACCAAGCGTAGACTGTCCAGACCTGGTCAAAGGGACCTAGGGGTATGCAGACCCCGAACACTAGTATCCTCACTCTCCGGCTTGTAGCTTGTGCTAGGTGAGAGGGTGCAGGTCGCTAGTTAGGCGTGGAACGTAAACCTGCAGACGATTCCAGCTCCATGACTGCATGCGGAGCGCCGGCTGAAACCGGCAGGCTTGTAGGCCTGGCTCTACCCCCCTCCATCTTCTTCGGAAGAGCACCTTGAGGAGCTTTTGGG